GAATTGATTGATGCGGTATGTAGACGCCAACCACATAAATCTTATGAGCTATGGCATGAGCTGAAGAAAGTCAATGAGAGTCCATTGGGAGTCATCAGTCTATTATATAGCAATATCAGGTCAATGCTCCTTGTACAGAGCGCAGGGGGCGGAGACGTATCAAATAGGACCGGATTAACTGCTTGGCAGATAAAGATAGCAAGAGAGAAAGGCAATCATTATAGCATAGGCGAATTAGTCAAGGGACTGAGGAGTATCAGAGAAACCGAAAAGGGTATTAAAACGGGGGCGATAGACCAAAGTATAGCATTGGATTACATATTAGCCTCTTTACTTTAGGGGGTTGATATGATAGAACTTAAAAAATGCAGCATATGTGGTAAAGAGTTTATCCCGGCACCACTGCATATGTATAAGACTAAAAATAGTCATGGAATCATAAAGATACAATGCTCATATACATGCTATAGAAAGGCGGGTGGAGATGATGGAAGATATAACCGGTATACTAAAACCAGAAATTAAAAGAAAAAGTAATATTTGCAGACGATGCGGAAGGAAGCTTAAGAATCCTGAATCAATTGAATTGGGATTTGGTAATATTTGCTATAAGAAATTCAGGGCAGAATCAAACTATAAACCATTATTCGAGGTGAGGAAAAGTGAACCGGGAACAAAGACGGAAGGCAGCAAAGAAAAAGCTGACGCATAAAGACCTAAAGGTAATCACTGAGCAAGAAGCATATAATACAATAGGATTTACAGTCAAGCAATATAGTGCAGCTGTGATGTTATGCCTGAAAGATAAATTAGGATTTGGTCCAGTGAGAGCCCAAAGGTTTATGAATAATGTAGAAGAATTATTCGACTCAATCAATCAAGGATACTTAAGTTTAGATGATGTTATCCAAACCGTTGAGGAAGAACTCAATATAAGGATAAAATAGAACTTAAAAATGAAAAGAGTCCAAATATGTAATATAATAATATCAAGAGAGAAAGACTGCTCTTGATATTATTATGTAGAAGTATATTAAATATAGAAAGGAGGGATAGGAGATGGCAAGAAGTAAGCATCTTGATGATAGACTAACAAAAGCTCAAGAGATATTTGTACAGGAGCTATTAAAAGGAAATACTCAAAGACAAGCATACTTAAAAGCTTACCCTTCTAAGAAGCATTGGAAGGAATCAAGTCTTGATTCAAATGCATCAGTTTTGTTTAAGCAAGTCAAGGTCAGACATAGGTATGACGAATTACTTAATGAGATGAGAAAGATTGAGACCGAGAAGACCAGATGGACGAGAGAGCAATCCATTGAAACTTTGAGATATGTCATTGATGTAAATAAGAAGGACCTGGAAAGAATTGAGGCAGCAGCAGAAGAGGAACTTGAGTTGTTACATCGAATGATGATAGAAGACCCCGAGAGAGCGGCCAGTTATATAAAAGAGGTACTCAAACAAAGGAAAGCAAGAAGAGCGTCCCAAGTCAATAATAAAGGAATAACAGATGCAGTGGCAGAACTCAATAAGATGCAAGGATTTAATGAGGAAACAATCAATCTCAATGGAATGGTAATGTTTACCGGGGAGGAAGAATTGGAAGATTAATACAACAGTTTCAACAGTTTCAACGTTGAAGAGGTTGGAGATGTTGAAAGTGTGGGGGAAGATGATGGCGGAATTCATTGATATCATAGACGGATATAAAATACAAAAAGGGTCAAGAGATTATATAGTCAGCAATGTAGATGGTAAATATGAAAATCATGGACATTTCCAGAAATTATCAACCTGCTATGTAATGATAAGACTCATTAGAAAAAACACTATTCCTAAAAGTCCATACTTAATCGAGGCAGCAAGAAGAATCACTACCAATCCTAAATACAAAGAGACCCTCACTCATAAACTAAAAAGACTCAAGAGGAAGCAAATGTATTATAATTCGAATAAGGGGGTATGGCGATGATGCCAGATTTAGTAACCAAGAAGAGCCTACCTGAAATCATTGGAAAAGGGTATAAGACATTTTGGAACTCAAAACATAGATATCGAGTATTAAAGGGAGGGCGTGGAAGCAAGAAATCAACCACAGCGTCCTTGTGGTTTCCATATAATATGATGAAGTATTGGCATAAATATGGACTTAAACCTCATACCTTGGTTATTAGACGATACTACAATACTCATAAGGACTCAACTTATGCTCAGTTAAAATGGGCAATTAATCATCTTGGAGTTGCTCATCTATGGAAAGCAACCAAGTCACCACTTGAGTTGACATATATTCCGAGCGGTCAAAAGATAATGTTCAGAGGTCTTGACGACCCCCAATCAATCACATCAATCACGGTAGAGGACGGCTATCTATGCTGGACATGGTGGGAGGAGGCATTCCAATGTACAAATGAAGATGATTTTAACATGGTAGACTTATCTATCAGAGGTGAGATACCTCACCCTCTATTTAAGCAGCATACCCTTACATTCAATCCCTGGTCTGATAAGATATGGCTAAAGAAGAGATTCTTTGATATAGTCGGGTCAGATGGGGTAAACGAGGAAGAGAATATATTGGCAATAACCAGGAATTACGATTGTAATGAATTTCTTGGTGGGGACGACTTAAAGATATTCGAGCAGATGAAAGCAAAGAATCCTCGTAGATATGATATAGAAGGAGAAGGTAATTGGGGTATCGCTGAGGGGCTGATATTTGAGAATTGGCAGGAACTTGAATTTGATATTGAGGAAATGAAGAGGTCACTTGATACTTACGACCGACCAAAGTATAAGCAATTATTTGGAATGGACTTTGGTTATACCAATGACCCTACTGCATTTATAGCATTGATGGTAGATGAAAAGAATAAGGAAATATTCATCTTCGATGAGATATACAAGACCTATATGAAGAATGAGCATATCAGAGATGCTATAAAGTATAAAGGGTATGATAATCAGAGGATAGCGGCAGACTCATCAGCACCGAAAGATATTGATACCCTAAAAGATATGGGATTACATCGTATCTATGGGGCAAAGAAACCAAAAGGCTCAGTCAACTCAGGTATCCAAAAGTTACAAGATTATAAAATATATGTTCATCCTCGATGTACCAATACAATCGTAGAATTGAGTAACTATGTATGGCAACCAGATAGAGATACCGGTAAACCGAGCAATGAGCCGATGGATGAATATAACCATTTAATGGATGCTTTGAGATATGCCACATTTGAACTCGGAAGAAGTAATTTCAGTTGGTAGGCAAAAAACACCCTGACCTATGATACCAGAAGGAAAATAAAGTGATGTAGACGCGAGTATACGAGGTCGTTTTTTCAGGTAGATAAGTCAAAAGCAATGGGATATAATAAATTATAACTAAAAGGAGGTAACGCAATGATTTTTCCAGATTTCCAAACAAATGCGATGCTTGGACTCAAAAGCAAGATAAGCAGATTAACAAACAGTGGGAAACCACAAGAGGATTTCTTATTTAGCAATCTGAATGAATGGCAGGAAAGTGATACCAGAAAGTTCATGCTGACCGCTCAAGACTATTATGGAAATGATAATGATATCAAAGACCGTAAAAGATATTACATTGATAGAAAAGGGGTCAGACAGGAAGCAACAAATCTTGCCAATAGTAAGCTGAAGCACCCCTTTATGAGAAAATTGACTAATCAAAAGGTCAATTATCTATTGAGTAAAGAGTTCAGTGTTCAATGTGATGATGATAAATTTAGTGAATTGCTTGGTGAGTATCTTGATAAGAAATTCCTAAAGATGATTAAGAATGTTGGTAGAGATGCAGTGGTCAATGGTTTAGCATGGATACAGATTTACTATGACCGACTTGGTAACCTCAAGTTTAAGAGGATTCCAGCGGAAGAGATTATTCCATTTTGGGCAGATGCAGACCACACTATCCTTGATGCAGTATTGAGAGTTTATACTATTATGCAGTATCTACCAGATGGCGTCAAGAAGGAACTCATCAAGGTAGAGTATCATACTACTGAGGGCGTATGGTATTATGAGAAAACTGATAGAGGGTTAAAACCAGACCCAGATAAAGGAGAAGGAGTCAAAGGTCATTTTATCATCCCTCAGGAGACTATGGATGCAGATGGTAATGTAATGGTCGATGAAGATAACAATCCTATTATGACTAATGTTCAAATGACTTGGGATAAGGTACCATTTATAGCATTTAAGTATAATGCTGATGAAATGAGCTTGCTCAAATTAGTCAAATCACTTATTGATGATTATGACCTCAATACATCAGATACATCAAACAATCTACAAGATATTCCAGACTCAATCAAAGTGGTCAAGAATTATGATGGAACAGATAAAGGTGAATTTACTCAAAACCTTGCAACCTTCAGGACAGCATTCGTATCCGGTGATGGTGATGTAAAAGCATTGACTACCCCACTTGATGTTGCTGCTCTTGATAGTCATCTTAACAGATTGAGGAAAGATATATACGAGGCAGGTAGTGGGGTTGATACTCAAGAAATCAGTCTTGGTAACGCCTCAGGAGTAGCACTTAAATTTAGATACGCAGACCTTGATACTGATACAGATAATATGGCGAATGAGTTTGCAGCATCCCTGGAAGAACTGATTTGGTTTATCAAGGTTGATTTACTAAATAAGGGACTTGGTGATTTCCTTGAAACTGAGTTTGATATCATCTTCAATACTGATGGAATCATAAATGAGTCAGAGATTATCGTGGACGCCAGGAACAGTGTTGGTATTATTAGTGATGAGACCATCAGAGCAAATCATCCTTGGGTTACTGATGCTCAAGAAGAGGGCGATAGGATGAGCAAAGAGAATGAAGAAAAGATGAAGCAGATGCAAGAGGTCATGGCGGAAGGAGCAGTCCCAGGATTTGGTGAGGAGGCTTCAGACGAAGGCGGTGAGGAATAATGCCCGCAATATCATCAAAAGAGTATTGGGAGAAGAGGTCTGAACTCAATCTGATACAGAATGAGAAATCAGCATTTCAATATGAAAGACAATTAAAGAAAGCATATGAAGAAACCATCCGGTCAATCAGAAAAGAGGTCCAGGCATTTTATCAAAGGCATTCAGATGAGACCGGGGTTACCCTCACATCAGCAAGAAGACGACTCAAACCAGATGAGCAGATGGATTTCCAAAAGCAAGCGAGGAAATACCTTGATGAGGTAGAAAGACTCGGAGATAAGGCGTTTACGGCAGAGTATAGGGATTATCTCAAGAAGTTATCAGGTAGAGCATATATATCACAGATGGATGAATTAGTTACTAATATCAGACATAATATTGAGACTTTATCTACTGGATATAATGCAGGTCTTGGTAATACCCTCAAGGATGCTTTCGAAGATGGATATTTTAGTACCATGTTTGATGCTCAAAAGAGAGCAGGGGTTGGGGTATCATTTACCACTCCCGGTGGTAAGCAATTAGAAACTGCAATCAGAGAAAAATGGTTAGGTCAGAATTACAGTGATAGAATATGGGCAGATAAGAAAAAGCTTACCGATAATATCGAACAGATGCTATCTCAGGAGTTTGTCAGAGGTAGAGGTCCTAATGATATAGCAAGAGATTTTGCAGACCGACTCAATGTGAGTTATTCAAATGCTCAAAGACTAATACGTACCGAAATCAATTACATCAGCAATAAAGGGAGTCTACAGGCATATAAGGATACCGGTATAGTTGAGAAATACAGATATCTTGCTACTCTTGATAGCAGGACTTCTGATATCTGTAGAGAGCTTGATGGAGAGGTCTTCGAGATTAAAGAAGCAAAGGTAGGAGTCAATCTACCTCCATTGCATCCATATTGTCGGTCAACCACAGTTCCTCATTTCGATGATGATGATATAGGAGAGTTGATTGAGGATAGGATAGCAAGAGATGATGATGG